AATTAGTAGCACGATAGACCTGCGGATTTATTATGTATATAGCTCAACATAAGATTAATCTCATGTCACGCTAAACTTATTTTATGTGTTATTCGTCTGCGTCGGGTCCCCTACGCTGAGGGATTTTTGTACCATACGCCTTAGTCACCAAATCATTTTGTAATTGCGCCATGCTCTGTTGTTCAAACATTGCAGCGGCTGGTGTCATTTGTGGGGCCATAGGTTGTCCGTCTGGTCCCATCTGCTGTTCACCACTACCATCAGGTAAGATACCTGTTAGTGCAACAATTGCAGCATTGATTTGACTCTTAAGCATATTAAGCGCACCGTCGGACTTTGCATCGTCCATAAGCTCTGTGCGAATTTCTTCAAGCTTCTCATTCGGGAACTCTTCGCCAAGGCGTCGTAGAGCACCTTCACGGCTTTCTAAGTTCATAGCCATCATCTGTTGGATTTCGCTAAGAACAATTAGCTTGTCTAGTGGAAGAGGTTGAGGGAAGTGAGCAAAAGTTTGGTAGGTTAGCGGATCGTTAGGATCCAAGATTGGGTACTGACCAGGCTTAATTGGTCCGTTAAAGTCTGGATTCCATTCCAACATCTCTGGTTCTTTAAACGCAAGAGTGCGAATGACAAGGCTATTGATTTGCTCTAGGCCCTTACCGTACTGAACAATCTTCTGGTTGTAGCGGTTCATCAACGGCTGGTACTGAATAGATAGCGCAACACCAGAGGTGTTAGATACAGCCTGGACCTGGCCTAGTGCACTTTCAGGAACACCAACCATTTCATGCATTGAGATCTTAACAATCTTTAAGTACTCAATAGCTCCTTGGAGACCTGAGCCACCACCATCAAGGTTAAATACCTGAGCGTCTTTAGGAAGACCGCCCCATACTTTCTTAGGGCCTTTCTCTAGGTTAGAAGCTTTAGCACCAGTAATAACGGTAACAGGAGCAGCGTGGTAGTTAATAATGTCTGCAACATCAGTTGCTACTTCATTATAGTTACGGTTAAGAACAATAATGTCGTGGCAGTCAGATAGACCCCACGGTGATCCCGAAATTAAAACATTTGGGATATGGACCACAGGAATAAGGCCAAGCGGATTCGGACGCGAGTCAATAAGTTCATCGTTAATATACTCCTCAATCATGTCATCTGTAAGGATTTCAGTGTAGGTGTATACCTGACGTGTACCTTCTACAGATGTGCCCCAGAAACGGTATTTTAGCTTAAATCGAATAAGACGGTTACGATCATGTGGGTGGAACTCAGGGAAAGCAAATGATGAGTTCAGTGGCAGGATTCTTACACGGCCCGGATGAAACTTGCCGGTGCTGTCTTGCCAAGCCTCTTCATAAGCAACCTTTACAAAACAGTCACCGGAAACGCCGCCCTGCTGGCCCATTTCCCAAAGTACGCCGTGCTTATTGTTATCTACTTCCCAAACTCTTTTGAGTAGGTCAGGGACAATAGCCTCAGTCTGCTTAGGGCTACGGAACTGTACGCCGCGGCTAAAAGTAAAGTTAACTACATAATCCGTAAATGCACGGAAGTAGTTGTATACCATCTGAGTTTCACCGATTTCACGGCGGTAACTCCAGTGGTGGCCAAGATACATGGCCCAGTTTAGGGAGTACCGGTTCAGTCTTGGACCGTGTACTTCAAACTCCTCATCCGCCAGCTCGACAAGTCCCAATGGGGAGATGGAGATAGTAAGGTCGGATGAGGCCGCCCTATAGGACGGTGGTGAGAAATCAATACTCATACCTCACGTCCTTCCATATTAAAGTCCATAATTGCCCTACACAAGCCCTTTTGCTTTGCGCTCTTTTTCTTTGCGCTTTTTCTTGTCTTCTTCTTCTTTTTTAAAATCTCTAAATCTTGGATCTACGTCTTTTTTAGAATCGACGTACGTCCCACCTAACCTAGCATACTCACTTTTTATGCCGCCAGCCGCAGCATAATTCATATGAGCACTAGCATGGTGGATTGCTCTTTGGCGCATTGAGATTGAATCATATAGTTGAGGATTCGCTGGTACCATGATCAAACTCCTTACGCAACGACTACCCAGCCCCAGAGAAGGGGTATGAGGCTGGGGAGCCGCTACAGGTGACTAGTCTACTACAGTTGCAGGGTTAATGCGTGTGTAGTGGCCACCGGAACGAATGTCTTCTTCAAAGCGAAGTTCAGCAGCATTGCCGAAAGCGCCTTCAGAGAAGTTACCCAAGAAGTTAGGTGATTCAACCCAAGCAGCTGAGCCAACGTGTGCACGCTCTGCCATGGTCTCTTCTGGGTACTTCTCGAATACGTTCTGATTGTGGTTAGGACGACCCGGAGGTGTAATGTACCCCTGGGATGCGCCATTTTGGAACTCATTTGGAACGTCAGTATCTGTTGCAATACCTTCTTCAAAACGAAGTGGACCACGAAGTCCAGGTTGTGCATCACTGAACTTACGCTCGTATGATACCGGGGTCTTCTCAGGGAACTGAGGGACCGGAGCAATGTTAGCTGCCATAGTTATTTTTCTCCTAAAGGGATTGAGGATCCTCACTTACGAGTTTCCTACGAATTTGCCTAAATGTCAGAGTAAACGCATAAAATTAAAAAAATGGATTTGCGCTTGCTTCAACAGTTGTCATGACTAATTCCTTAGTCATAGACACCGCAATAGCCAATGAATCAACAAAATCGTCGTGAGCATGGGCTTCATCCGGTGCAGAAACAGTAAAGTTCGGACCCTTATAGTGTACCTCAGCGTCAACCATTTGTTGGTAGAAACGCTTCCAAATTCGTAATCTACGAGTTTTAGCATGAGCAGGCCAAGCAATCATACGACGTTGAATAAGAGCCTGTAGATGCTTAAATCTTTTAGATTGTTCAGAAGGACTTGATGTAAGGGGTACAACTTCAGCACGTGGCATAAGAACCTTAAGACGTTGGGCCACTGCATCACCAACACCGTTAGCGTCGATTCCTATAGCAAGAACGTCGTATGCACCTAAGAAGTTAACAATTTGATAGTACTGCTCTTCCCAGTCATCGCCCTGAATCTCAAGCCAATTTAGAATTCTATGATCATAATAGTTAAATTCATCTGGTCGATCCCAGTCCACCCACACCACAGTCACAATCGTAGAGTCCATCTTACGTGCAGGATCAATACCTACAATTACAGGTGACTGGTACCAGCTTTTAACAATCTCTTGTGAAGTGTCTCCCAGATCGTCCATAACGTTAGAAGTAACAAACATTCCTCGCTCAAGCAACCATTTGCAGTTGTATGACATTTGGAACTCGTCAGAGTCCTCACCAATACGTAACATCTCTTTTTTGATGAACTTACCGTAGTTAGAGTTACACTTCTCTACATCGCGGTAGTCCCACTGGAAATGGTTTTGTTTAGCATTTCGACCAGTCTGACGTCTTTTATTTGACTGGATAGCTTTGTAGAAGTTGTTCTTAGAAGTTGTAGGAGTTCCCGTCTTAACCATTGTAGCGTTGTAGTAAGCACCCATTGGGGAGATAGATTTGGCAACCACAAAGTCGTCAGCTTCCTGACACTCATCAATAATCATTAAGTGGAACGACTTAGACTCAATTTTAGCTCTTGGGTTGGCTGTCATCATCATTGCGGTAGAGCCGGAGTTTTTAAGTTTAATGTTTCTTGTTACACCGGGTACTTTACTAAGAGAGTCGTCAATCTCTGAGTCACCAAGGATTTCAATAGCAGTCTCGCTAGTAAGGCGGGAAACTACACGAGCAAACAAAGTTTCTGCCTGGGACTGTACAGGAGCAAACATACCAACCCAAAGACCGTCACCAAACTTACCTAAAAGCTCGGGGTACATATGTGCAAGTCTTGGTAACAAAACCATAAGAGCAGCCACTGTATTAGCAATGGTTTCTGACTTACCCGACTGACGTGCTGCAAGGGCTGTAACCTCTTCACCGTCATTAATAATTACGGATTCAATGATTCTTCTTGCCAAAGGCTTTTGATATGGGTGAAGTTCGTGACCAACAAGTGCAGTCATAAACTGCATGATCTTGTCTATAAGTTGTACAACAAACTCTCGGGATAGCTCATCAAGGCCGTCATCTTCTTCTTGATTATCTTCTTCAGCCTCTTTATTTAGATACTCTAAAGGATCAGGGAAATAGAGTTCTTCAAAACTCTCCTCTAAATTTTCTTCTTCTTCGTTAAACTCTGGATTCATTATTTACTCCGTTTAATAAGCTCTTTAATAACCGCGTGTAGTGCTTCTGCACCTAACTCAGCCTCAGATAACATCTCAGGCTCTCCACTGCGGTCCCAAGATATAACATTCTTTCCAATAGTAAACAAAGTTTGGTCTACCCACTTAACAAGATCATGGGTATCTAAAGAAGCCACTCGCTTTTCTAATTTTGTTTGTTCTTGCTCAATTTGTTTATTTTTTTTGCGTCGTATCATCTTTTGCCCCACTAATTCCAAAACGTAAAGTATCCCAGTCTAATTCATGATCTTCTACGTAGCGACCACGAATAGCATAGGTTAATGCTTCACTTTCACTGTATGCAGCTTTCCAAGTACCAATTACCATAGCCTTGCGAGTAAATGGTAAGCGAATAGCAAAGCCACTGCCAAAGCGGAAAGGCTCATCAATCTCTTGCGTCTCTGCTTTTTCCCACAAGCCTTTAGGCTTAGTTGGGTACTCTAGAGGATGCCAGTAAAAATTACGAAATTCTTTTGGTTCTGTAGCCATCTTATTTAAATCCTTTACTTTTTCTTCGGACCATTTTGTAGTCTGCCGGGTTCTTGCCGTTAGCTTTAGCTTTACTTATATCATAGTACCTTGCACGAGTACGTGGTTGCCATCCACCTGCTTTAGCCTGACGGACCTGTTCACCACGGAAACGTCCGTAAGCTACAATTCTTAGTTCTTCAGGAATTTGGGACATGTCTGCTGGACCACGAGGTAAAGAGTCAAGATCTGATAATATAAACTGCCCTTTATTTGTCGCTGCTTTAAATCTATCCCAAAGATCACGAGTACAGTTGTAGTAGTTATAAATAGTGCCATCTCTAAATACTACTGTAATAATAGAACGTCCATCTTCAAATGCTGCGGCCACTGTACGAGGACGCTCAGGGTTTGAAGTTGCAGTTGGAACTTCAATATCGTCTACAAGATCAGCGTCAAAAGATGCAGGACCAGTTTCTACGTATTCCCCGGTCTCTACGTTAATAGCGCCAATCTTAGGGTTAATAGCTTGATCTGCATAGTTAGTGTATTCAGCACCTCTATGCTGCCTCTTACCGCCTGGTGCTCTTTGGAAGTGTTCCCAAACCTCATTAGATTGCCAAATCTCTTGAGCTTCATAAAGCTCTTCTTTATCGGCAACGCTCATTAAACCTAGGTTATTAAATCCAAGTTCGTCTGAAATTTGATCAATATCTTCTTGAATACCAAATGCTCTAGCCATTTGCTTTGGATAAGTTAAAAAATCATTACGAGTATTTTTAGGAATTGGCTGCATAGGCTGGAACGAATTACGCAATGCATTAGTACGACCACGATATAGCTTATAGTAAGCATCATTGGGATCTACAGGATTAGTCATTAACTATCCTTAAAAAGTATCGGATAACGTGAAGTCTACCCGTTCCATAGGATTAACATCGTATAAAACATGGATAGTATCATGGTGAAAGAAAAAGTCCTTGCCCGTCATTTGAGCAGTCCAAATATGCTCAGGAACGTAGTGATAATCTTCTTGAACTTCTGGCTCTTTCTCGTCCATGCTATTCTTCCTCTTCTGAAGATTCTTCCTGCGAAGCTATGCACTGGTGAATATTTAGATCAGGCTCGTGCACAAGGGCCTGACACTTTCTGCACTTAAACCATTTATAAGGTCTAAAGTTATTTTGTGCTGTGCCCTCTACAGGGATCTCTGGACCACCATTTCCACTCCTTTGCTCATACTCTTCTACTACAGGGAGAGAACGGTAGAGCTCAGGAGGGAATGGACCTCTGGCACCGCCAGCGGTTGTTGGTACAGGGTGACCCTGCTTTGTTTGGATCCTAGTTATCCGAGACATCTGCAGCGCCCAAATCTGCCGGCTCTTCTACTACCTTCTTCTTTTTAGAAGATACAGGAGCCTCTACAGGAGCTTCTTCAACAGGTGCTACTTCTACCGGAGCTTCTTCTACAATTGGCTCAGGCTCAACGACAGGAGCTTCTTCGACTACTGTAGGCTGCTCAACACGTGGCAATAGTCCTGCACGCTGATCGTTAATTAACGACCATGGAACACAAGTCGCACAAAAGTACGCTGTTGACGCAAACGGTGGGGCTGATACGTACTCAGCTTCTTTTTCACAGTTATCGCATTTAATCATAATAGTTACCTTTTTGTTTATGTAGGAAACCCTACCTAAGCCGAGTATATCAGCCTAGGTAGGGTCCTGGGGGTTAATTTAGATTACTTCTTTTTGAACTCTACGCCGTAGGCAAGGTTAGCAAGTGAAGTACCAGCAACGAAAACTTCAAGTTCAATCTTTGAACCTGTAGGAATCTTGCCAGCAATACGAGCATCTGCGTTACCAAGAGCTGTAGCAGCACCAAAAGTTGCACCACGAGCGCTGATAGGAAGAACCTGATCAGAGATGTATGCGTAGTACGCAGTACCCTGAGTGTAATCAGCAGCTACGTTGTAATCAGCAACATCAGTTACTAGCTGTACAGCGTCTGCAACTTTACCCTTTGCAACAACAATTGAGTTACGAGCATCAGATACGATAGTAGCAACAACTGCGCCAGTACCTGAACCACCTGTTAGCGTACCGCTTACGGCAGCAGTGAAGGTTGCTGGACCAGTTACAGTTACAGCCTGTGCTGTGATGTTGTAGCCAGTAGCTGTTGAAATACCAGTAATTGTTACCTTGTCACCAGTCTTCAAACCGTGGTTTGTAGAGGTTACGAAGGTACCAACGCCACCACTGTTTGACATGCTAGCGTAAGGAACTGATAGAACACCAGTTGCGTGGGTTGAAGTTGCAGTAACTTCTGGGTACTTAACAGTGAATGAGGTAGTGAAACCACCACTGTTAGTAACAGAAGCAATAGCTACATCCTTCAAGTTCCATGCAGGAAGCGTAGAACCTGTAACGGTGATTACATCGCCTGCAGCAAGCAAAGAACTGCTTGAAACGGTGAATGTTAGTGTTGTACCATCAGTTGCAATAGATGAAATAGCAACGTTCTTACCAGTTGCATTGTTGTAGTTGTAGGTACGTGCGTAAACAGGAGCAACTGTTGGTGGGGTTACCTTGATGTTGAATGAAGATGGGGTTGAACCAACTGTACCTGCGTACACCTGGAAACCGGCAACATCTAATTCACAAGGCGTATTCTGCAAAAGTACAGTTGTACCTGCAGAAGGGCTTGAAATATTTCCGGATACAACGAATGCACCGGCGTCAAGATTTAATGACATATGTTTATTACCTTTTTCTCTAGAGGGTTATTTTGTGCTAGCCTTGAGTTGCCATGCCCATTTCTGATGCATGTCAATTCTTTCCGCGATGAAGTTAGCAATTCCTTGCTCGTCAGCATCATTAGCGGTATGAAAAACGGTTTTGAGTTTTTCGATTACCTTACCGTTGGCTTCCAGCAAATCTTTTGCCATGGCCACCGGTTTGGTCGGAACCTTGCTATCTTCTAGCGAGGCCAACTTTAGTAGTGTATCTAATTTAAACGGGGCGTACTCGTCTAACTTACGAATATTTTCCGCAATTGGATCTATCGAAGAATACACGTCTTCGTAGATATTTTCAAATAATTTGTGGTAGGCGGCAAAATCCTCGCCTTCAACGTTCCAGTGGTACCCATGGGTACGGAAGTAAAATACAGTAACATCGCCTAGTAATTCACTAAGTTCTTTAGGTAGGTCGCTCATTTAGTTCCTTAGCTACAGTGGCAATCCCAAGCCCGTAAGGACTTGTTGATACGGCTATCTGGATCGTGGGCCGTCTTAGAAGAAGTATTTTTTCTTCTCATACCACACATCCTACAGCAAAATGATTTTCTTCTCGCAGCTGATTTCTCAGAGTGCGATGCTTCTTTCTTTTTTACTGGATGCTGTAGATTTGAGCCTGGATGTTCTTTTTCGTAGGACTTGCGTCCTTTTTCATTAAGACCGCCCTTTTCACTCTTACCCTCTTTTCGGGTCCATGCTGCACTCATTATTGCTGCTTTCCGACTCCGTAACGGCTGTCATGTGGATTTAGCCAGTTAATTGCCATAGTTACCAAGGCAATGATGGCTACAGAGATAGCTGGGTCTAGATTAAAAGATGCAATGTTATCAACAACATACGCTAAAGCAGCACCGATACCAACCTTAGTGGCAGTACCAAAAGGGCTCTTTGCTAGAAACTTTAAAAACTTGTCTCTCATGATTCCTACTTCTTTTTTGCTCTATGTTTATTCTCTTTAGCGACGTTTTCGCTTTTAGAGATAACTCTTAGATTACTCTTAGAGTCATTCTTTTTGTTGTTATCTTTGTGATCAACTTCTTTACCTTTTGCTACCTTACCATTTTTTTGTTCATATTCATGTCTAGCTTTGGTAATTGAGGTTGTGTGCCACTTTCCGTCTTCACCCTTATATTTGCGCACATAGATAGGGCGACCACCATTAGCGGCAGACCCCTTGTATGGACCCAGTAAATAAGAGTCTTTTCCATGTTTTTTGTTAGCCATTTAAATCTCTTCTTCCCATTTCATATTCCTTAGCAGCAGCGGTTAAGAACTCCTGCGTCCTTGTTTTAGCCTCACAGTTATGGGTTTTTGCCTCTAACTGAAAAGCGTCTCTTTTTGCACGGTTTGGTATTTCTTCTCTTAATTCTTTCTTTAATCCACATTTATTACACTCAAGTGTAGTAACGTTTTCTAAAGAACCATTGTCAAAAGAACCTGATAGCTTTACTCTATTATTATAAAGAGTTGCTCCACCAGGCAGTTTTTTCTGTCCCTGTATTCTTTTTGAGTTAGCCATTAGTTACTTGACTCCCCACTAGATCCTCTTCCTACGCTTCGGTAGGTAAAGACGCTAGACTTTTCGTTAGCTTTGTCCTGATAGTTGTCATCTTCAGGATCATTATCAGAAAAGTAGTCAAACGCCTCTCGTCCGTTATGGCGGAGGTTTCTTCTACTTTTTAACGGCTTTTCATAAGCTTCGTCAGAAAAGTCCCTATAACTTCTAGACATGGCTTACTGCAGGGTTACATCTGGTGGGGTAGTGTTCTTAGCTGCTTTACGCTGTGCAGCCTTTTTCTTTCTGTAGTCGGCCATATCTTTTTTGGTTTCTTCATCACTCTTGACTGTAGGCTGTGGTGCTACAGGGGCGCTTGTACTTGAGTAAGAAGTCATAGTTGGCTCTGGCTCTTGCTCTACAGTAGCCGGATCACGACGTGGCTGAGAAGCTGGTATAGACCCTGGAATTACTGTCTTCTTTTTATTTTTACCCTTGCCTTCTACAAAGACTTTATCACCTACGCCTGAGCTACGGTTACCACCAGCAGCAGCAGGAGGAACAGCGGAACGAGTATCTCCAGTAATAGTCCCAGATGCTTCCGCAATTGCGTTACCTGCATCAAGGATTGACTGTGAAAGTCTATCTTGGAAACGAGTACGTCCATCACTACGTTCACGACCTTCAGCAGCAAATCCCGCATCAATTGGGTGTAATAGCTTTACTGCCCTAGTGTTAGGGCTATAGACCTGACCTGCAGATCTAGATACACGAATTCTAGCGGCACGGTTTGCATGTGCTTTTAGAAGACCTTCTGCCTGATCTTCCCACTTAGCATTAGTAAGACCTAGTCTTTCACGAGCATCTGCTTTGCTTGTCTCAGGATCTTTAGCATTATCTAAAATATCTTGAACGTCATTAGACAGATTTTTATTCTGTTTGTAATAAGCCATACCAGCCGCTACAGCACCAGCTATAAACTTTTTCTTAGGATCGCTTTGACTTCCAAAATTTTCCATATTTTCGTAGCCTGGGGCGCGGTAGCTTGTAGCCCCAAGTTCACGAATAGGTTCCATATGCTTTCCACGGTTTACTTCTCTATCAAACCTAAGTTCAGCGGATTTATTACCTAGATGTGTATCAATAGCCTTACTAAGAGCATTTTTATCAAGAGAATCTAAATAAGAAGCATCAATAATGTCAGGGTTTTTTCTAGCATGGTCATGAAGCATTGTAAGAAGGTTTCGCTCATTTTCAATTTCACGATACTTGTGAGTTTTTAAGTGATCTTCAAGCCCCGGCATTTGTATCTGAACAGTTGTAGGTAACTTATTTCCATGCTTATCCGTGGTAGAGGTAGTGTAAGTTAGCCCTAGAGGGAAAGTAGATAAGTCGCTTTCTTTTGGCTTACCGTTTCTATCTAAGTCCCCTAAATGGTTGTTACAAATGTATGGCTGCCCTCGATCGTTTATTAAAGTTAATTTTTTACCAGTCTCTGGATGTACAAAGGGGCATTCTGCCTCAGTGTGACTTGGTTGTAGATAATCTGGAGCAGACTCATCCATTCGAAGCCCGCGTTCTTTACAGGCAAGATCTGCATTAATTTCTCCAGCTCTTTTAGCCTCTTGGTTATGATGCCTTTCAAAATTCATATGTAGCATCTGTTCAAGTTCTTCTGGAGGTAACTTTGCAGTAGCAGCAGTATTAATAGCGTGAGCTTGTCCTTTTATACATTCGGGACTATCACACTGAACTACGCCTCGATCTCCAGTAGGGAATCTACTGTCGTGGTTTGCATGTGCTTTTACTACGCCTTCAGCCTTAGCAAAAACTCTAACACCTCTTCTAATGCTCTTAAATGTTTCTACTTGGTCTCTCAAAATTGCTAACCAATGCTTACTAGCATAAGGAGTAACATTACGAGGTTTTAATTCGTTAGAAAGACTACCTGCACCAAACTGAGTAGGGTCATGAGCACCCTTGCTACGGTTCATCTCTCTGTTGATGGCGTTTTCATCTCTTGCTTCTTGAGAAGTCTCATTTGCAAGAGTTGTATTAATCTTTGGCTTTGCAGCGCCTTGGGCTACTGCAAGAGGTGCATCTCCACCTAAATCTTTGTATTTACCAATTCCATTAAGAACGGCATTAATCATTGCAGATTTACCGGTTTTTGCTTCCGCTTGTACTCTTCTATGCTCTACTATTCTTTCAACAATTGTTTCATTATGTTTTGCTTTAGCTTCTGGAGATTTATCAAAATATCCTCCAAACATATCAGCATAGTCTTGAATAGCAGAAGTTGCAGCTGCTTGTTTACGCTCTTCGTAAATATCTTGGAAAGCACCTGTTTGACCTTCAGTGGATCCCTTTATACCAGAATCACCAAAAGAACCACTATTTAAAAGCTCAGCAGCTACCGAAGGAGTATTAGATACTTTTTCTGCATCTCTTTCAGCCTTCTCTTTTTCTTTTCTCTCTCGTTCAGCACCTGAGGTACTAATTGGAGTAACAGCAGGTGGACGAGGTGCATAGCCGGTAGTAGATACGGCAGTAGCAATAGGGTCTATAGGAGCTGTATCAGAGCCTTCACTAGTAGCCCATCTGTTCCATTCTGGAGTAACCTTGGCAGCAGCAATGTCAGGTTCACCATTAGCTCCCGTAGGAACCTCTGTAAACATTTCCGGTTCTGGAGATACCGTAGGTAGAGGTGGACGATTCTCAGAAGGTCCCTTACCATTACCAACTTCAGGAGTTTCAGGAATACGGCCAGTCTTCATTGCAATTCTAGGATTGCGTTTATTATCCGACGCGTCAATTACCTTTTTTTCTTTTGAGCTAGGAGTACCCTTTTTACGCTCTTTTTTCTCTGCCATTTTAATAAGTTCCTTTAATTACTGTAGGTCTAAATCGTCGGGCTTTGTAGCCTTTGTAGGCTTTGTAGGCTTTGTGGGTTTGGTTCCACGACCCGCATTTGCATCAGGATCTTCAGCCACTGCACCTGCTTTGCCTGGACGAGGAGTACGATTCTTTTTCTCAGGGGTAGGAGCAGGAACAATTCTAGTAGTTGGCTCTGGAGTAGTTGACTCTGGCGTGTCTTCTACAATCTCTGCATCTTTAATATCATCTTCAGCAGGTTTAGCTGGGTTTTTAGGCTTATCTGGGTTAGTACTAGTGGTCTTCTTAGTAGTAGTTTTAGTTCTTCTAGAAGATGGATTACTAGGCTTAGGATTAGAT